GGGTAGCTTGCGACTTCTTCTGGCGTGTCAACCACGTTTTCGCAGTTTACACAATGTACTGTATCAGAAGATGACGAAGGTTTCCAGCGTGACCCGTCTGGCATTGTAATAATTGTATCGGTCATGGCGTACTCACTGTTACTGTTCCAACAGCGCCCGTAGCCTGAGAACCACGAACGAATGGAGAATGTGCTACTGGCACTCTAACATAACCATCATGGTTAAAGATAGCCCCTGGTTCTAAGCCACTGTCGTCTGTTTGAAGGTTGGTAAAAACGGAGAAAGTATTGCGACCCTCTCCTGGGTTTTGCATTTGCTCAAGATAAACTGCAAATGAACGTACAATCTCTTCAAGATATTGCTGATTGTAGTCTGCTGGTGCAACTGGAAAAAAGGGAAGGACAAGGTTTCTGGACATTACCGCATCCCGTCAGGTTGCACTTCTACTCTGGGAGAACCAAGTCTCCAGCCTACACCTGTATCTGTTGTTTCTATTTTAAATGCAAACGAACGTCCTCGAAGTCGGACATTTACTTCGTTAGTCCACTGCTCCACGGGCACCGATGCTGTCTTCGTGACAGTTTTACTGTTGGTCTGAAGGTATGTACCACCTGGATAATTACGAGTTTGAAGTGTCATTGTTGCGGACGGAGCAGGAGCCGTACTATCTCGGAACGTCAAGTCAGGTATTAACTTGCGTAAGAAGACAAAGTTGTCCCCGTCACCAATCGACATCTGACTGCTTTCGATAAACGACGTAATAGCACTCTCTGGAACGGTTGACCCATCATCGAAACCCCGTTCATGAAAGTACAACGCATGATCTGTGCTTGCTGCAATCGGAAAACTTTCCACGCCTCGATCCAACCAAACCGTACGGTTCAAAGAACCATAGTACCAAATCTTCTGTTGATAGTTATACACAACGTACTTATCGCATTCGCTGCTCGAAGCTGACGGATAGAACCACCATACTTCAGAAAACGCTGTGTTTGTTGACGCTGTAACTTTTTCCAACTGATCAGTGTTGATATCACTAAACACATAGTCTCGAACGGAACATGGAAGACGTTGCACGTTACCAGCGTAAACGTAAAACTCTTCCGCACCCATCCAGTATATCTGATCCTCGATAGCAATCGCTGACAAAGGACTAGCAATTGTAATGTTTTCCGACACAGTGTTAATACCAAAAGTAAATGGTGGTCCGAGGAACTGCATTGCGTGGAGCGATACATCCGTAAACACTATGACTTGTTGTCGTGTTTCTACCGCAGTAACAATTTCCGAACCAGAACCAAGGCGCAAGTCACCTGCTGTATTGGTTGCTGTGGATGCCCAATCGGTAAGAGATTCTTGGTCCGAGAACCGTATAAGCAACGGATCCTGAACACCGATGTTGTCCTGTGGGTCACAACCAAAAGCTATAACGTGTCTATCTCTATCAGAAACAAGTACCTTTTTAGCAATAGTCGGAGTTGTGTTTGCTCCAACCAAACCACTAAGTTCTACAGCACGAGAAGATGTACCGTTGGTTTTGTCCCAGTAATATATACCCGCATCACGCACATTGATAAGAAGATCCTCACCAAAGTTATCGTGTGACCAAATACGGAGCGTTTGTCCTGACGCCGCCAATGAAGCTGCACTGCCCCATGTGCCACGGCCCCATGTTCCTGCGCCCCAACCTGCTCCTACAATTGTTGTGTCAAGACCCGTGTTGATTTGATAGGCACCAACGACACTCGAACCTCCGTTGCCACTGTCGCTTGTAGATGCAAAAATAAAAGTAGGGTCTAGTCCACTGGGTCCTGTGATAGATCCTATTGATGCTGTATCTCGAGCTTCGATTAGGTATGAGTTCACACTCACAACAGAAGTAACCTCATACTGTTGATTTAATATTGCAGCAGTAATGCTCCCACCTAAAGAAGCCGCACCAGAAAATGTGACAAAATCGTTGGCTAAAGCACCGTGGTCATTGTCTGTTACTGTGATTGTTGCACATAAAACTGCGTCACCAGAGGTATGAGTTGCTGCTGTGGTGCTTGACTGACCTCGTAAGCAACCTTGCAGTACATTACCCGATATCGCAGCGTAGGTAATTATCTCACTATTTATTTTAATCCGTCCAGAGGTTGGAAATCCTGATGATGAAGTAAGTGTTATGTTAGTGTCTACAATAGCTACATTAGCAGCAAGGGTGTTTGCTGCTGCGGAAAACGTCACATCTCCTGCGGAAGTGGTAACCCGAAGAGGAGTTATATCATTATATCCACCACCTTCGTTAATATAGTATTTGAGGTGAGTGCCTACACCAAGGTATCTTTCACCTTGCAACGCGACCCATGGATGTAAAGCACGACATGTACCTAAGAAGTAAGTGGCTGAAGACTTTATCCACCCACCTATTTTTTCAGGGTAACCAAATCGAAACCTAACCTTATCCATATCAAACCAACCTCCCTCGTTAGAATAGGAGGTGGTTTCTCTATTAATTCCTGGTCGGAACTGGAGTTTGGTCAAAGGCATTCGTTACTCCTAGCATTTGTTCGGCGGCTACATCCGTATTAGCATCTTCTACTTATGAAGTAAAAGAATTAGCCGCAGTAATAGCTTTATCTATTTCTGTAAAACTTTCATCGCCCCAGTCATCTAATGCTTTCATGTAAACGAGATAACTGTTGCTACGAGCTACACGTTCTTTCTTTTCGTCATGCGTCATGTCATGTCCAAAATCAGCAGGTATTGTGTTACCGTCAGAATCTACACCACCGCCACTTGCATCACTACCTTTATTATGTGTAGCGATAACGCTATTAATTACTGATACACTACCAAGCATTGCTGCGTGGTCTTGTGCTATTTGATCTGCATCTCTTGCCATTGTGTTTATCCTTCTAAATTTGCAATGTTAATATTGCCAGAGATTGATATACGTTCCCCGTCATTGTCGTAAAAGGGAAACACTTGATGAAGCATACTTGATGGGAACATAACCATGTAACCTTCTGCTTCTTTTTCCATGTTGTAGGCAAAAGTTGCTACTCTACCCAACGTATTTGTGTAACTAAATGCAAAATTAGAAATGTGATTGTCTGCATTCGAGTTGGCACAAATAGGAAGTTTCTTTTGCTCTGCGTAGGACGTAGGTATCTGCATCCATATAACAAAGCTGTATACACCACTGTGGTCATGCGGTGGGTTAAACTCATGCTGCTTCTGGAAGTTAACCCATAAGCTTTCCAAGTTCCAACCCTCACCTTCTCTCATCGTTTGGCGATAAGGTGGACCATACGCTTCGATGTGGCTTTGTAAAAACGAAGGCAGTAACTCAGTCACGAACTCTTTAAGTAGAGGTGAGTCACCATCCAACCTGATAGACTTACTGATGTTACCTGCAAGTTCAGGCTTCATGTCATCTGGTTGTTCTCGTGCTTCGTTTACAACTTTCCATATGTTGTCCACAACGTCCTCTGGGAGTTGCCCCTCGACAACTCCTATGTTTGGAAAGTTTCTTTGTATTAAATTCATTTTTAACCTTCTAGTGTTGCTATACGAGCCTCAAGTGCATCGTTCTTTGCGGATAGTTCTTGCACTGCTTTAATTAAAGCCCATTGAGTATTTTCTATTTTTACATTTTTTGTACCGTCTGGTAGTTCTATAACATCATTAGGAAATATTGTTTCTAATTCTTGTGCTATGACACCAGTTTTAACGCCTGACTTATTAAGTACATTTAAACCTTTGCCATCGTTAAGTGCTTTAACATTGTCATCTAATTCATCAAATGTACGATACTCAAAGTTGCGTATTTTAACTTGGAGTATTTCTGCAAGTCCTTTAGGACTATCAACTATGTTTTTCTTAATACGTTCATCTGAAACTGTGTTAAATGTAGAAGAATTATCGCCATTTATTAATGCTCCATTGCTACCACCATATAAATACACAGGGTCATTACCAAGAGCAGCGTTGGACCTAGCAATATAAAGTTGGTCATTTGTTGTTGTTACTTGCCCAGAACCTGCATCATGCCCAATAAAAATACAATCAATCGCACTGGTTGCACTTTCTCCTGCACCATCTCCAACAGCAACATTTCCACTTCCTGTTGAAACCAATAGAGAGTTCCTACCTACTGCTGTATTTTGATCCTGTGCATTAGCACCTAGTGCATTATGACCAACGGCGGTATTGTTATTGCCATCATTAGAGTCATCACCTGCTAATGAACCGACATAGGTATTTCCTGTTCCTGTGGTATTTACTCCACCTGCAAAATATCCAACTGCTGTGTTATTGGTTTGAGTATCAGTGGTGAAGTTTTGAGCAGTTAACGCACCAAATCCTATAGCAGTTGAAAACTTACCTTTAGTGTCAGTACCCAATGCAGCAAAACTAGAGCCACCACCTACGGCTACATTGGCATGACCAGTCGTCATAGAATCTGCAACAAAAGTGCCGACAAAAGTATTGTTGTCAGCAGTTGTTTGAGCGGAACCTGAATAATTACCTAGAAATGTATTAAACATACCTGTTGAATTTACTAATCCTGCACTAAAACCTACTGCTACATTTTGAGTATTTGTAGCAGTGGTGAAGTTTTGTCCGTTTAACGCATCCTGACCAATAGCCACTGATGTAGAACCTAAAGTATCTGTGCTTAATGAACCTCTTCCAATAGCAACATTGCCGTCTGCATCAGTCAAAGCATCTCCTGATTGTCCACCGACTAGGACGTTGTTGATGCCTGTTGTGATGTTTGCACCTGCAAAATAACCCACTCCTACGTTGAAGTTGCTTGTAGCAGTAGCAAAGTTTTGACTAGATAAAGCTGCATATCCTATTCCAATAGCTGTTGACCCTTTTGTATCTGTACCTAATGCGTTATCTCCAAAAGCTACGTTATAGCTTCCTACATCAAGAGAACTTCCAGCAAAATAACCCAAGACACTATTTCTAATACCTGTAGTTATTCCATCACCTGCAAGGCCACCGATAAGGGTGTTTCTATCGCCTGTTGAGAGTGTTCCACCTGCATTGTAACCAACAGCAGTATTGTAAGTATCTGTGTCTGTTGTTGTATTAGCAGATTGAAGTGCATATGCACCAACGGCTACATTCCTGTCACCTCGTGTCTGTTGTCCTAAAGCAGTGTGTCCTACAGCAACATTACTATCACCGTCTGTAATTGCATCACCTGCAAACCCACCTATAAGAGTGTTATATATGCCTGTTGTGACTTGACCACCTGCATTTCTGCCTATTGCAATGTTGTAACTACTTGTAGCTGTAGTAAAATTTTGATTTTCTAAAGCTGTCTGACCTATAGCTATTGAATCACTACCTCGAGTATCTGTAGTTAATGCCCCTTTACCTATAGCTACATTACTGTCTGCATCAGTTAATGCATCACCTGCAAGTCCACCAATCAGGGTATTGTTTACACCTGTTGTAATTGTCAAACCTGCATGATAGCCAACAGCCGTGTTGTAAGAATCTGTAGCTGTGGTGAAGTTTTGTGCGTTTAAAGTAGATTTACCAATAGCTACTGAACGACTACCTTTTGTATCAGAAGCTAAAGCGTCAAACCCAACGGCTGTATTTAAATCTGCGTCTGTTAAACTAGCACCAGAAGTTGTACCTATTAACGTATTTTTAACACCTGTTGTGACTGATACTCCTGCTTGGTAGCCAACGGCTGTATTTTTACTATCTGTAGCTGTCGTAAAGTTTTGAGCAGATAATGCTTGATAACCAATAGCTACACTTTTACTACCTACAGTATCATCTGACAATGCTCCATGACCCATAGCAACATTATGATCGGCATCAGTTAAAGCATCACCTGCGAGAGCGCCAACAAGAGTGTTTCTTACACCTGTTGTAACTGCTGTACCTGCATTATAACCAACGGCTGTATTGTAAGTATCTGTTGCTGTAGTAAAGTTCTGTGCGTCTAAAGTACCTCTACCAATGGCAACTGTTTTGCTGCCTAAAGTATCTGCTGATAAAGAATTGTAACCTATTGCTGTGTTTTCACTTCCTGTAGTTAAGACATCTGCTGTTTTTCCACCAACAAAAGTATTTTCTGTTCCTGTAGTAATTGCTGTACCTGCATCATAACCTATTGCAACATTATGTGCATTTGCTCCTGCATTAAGAGTTTTTAATGCTCTATAACCGATAGCTGTATTATTACCATTGGCATCTTCTGTTGATAAAGCCTCAAAACCAACGGCCACATTGTTATCACCAGTAGTCAAAGCAGTACCAGCCTCATCGCCTACGACCACGTTGTAGTTACCGCCAGAGACTATTGCATCACCTGCGTTCTTACCAAGACGTAAGTTGGATGTACCTGCTGTAGCTGTAGATAAACCCTCAATTTGAAGATCAGAAAGAACATTTGCCGCTACCGCACCAGAACCTGCGCCGTTAAAAAAGACAACGGCTGTTGTTCCATTTTTTACCTCATAGTCGTTCGACGAGTTATAAGTTCCCTGGAACAATAAAATATCTCGGTTTCCTGACAAAGTGTTACGAATGTAAATAATTTTTTCTGCATCGTTTGGCGTTAGTTGCACGAAAGCCGTGCCCCCAAGGTCGCTGCTATCATCAAAAATGATTAAACGATTACGACCATTCGACGCCGCACCATCACTAACGGGCAAAGCGTTTGGAGAACCAGAAGACCCAGTCGAAGACAAGGTTACTGTAACCTGACCATCTAGTGATGTGTCTAAAAGTTCAAAATTTGTATTTGTTGTATCGCCCCATGTGCCTGACTGTTCGCCAGTTGCTACAAGCTCGATACCATTGTTTAATGTATATGTACTAGGCATGTTTCTATCCTATGCTGCTATATCCGTCCAACTTGGTGTTTGGATCGGGTTGATTGTAGTATATAACGGATCTTGATCTGGGACAATGCTTCCCCATACGAGAACTTGTCCGACCTGTCCTGTTGCTGAAACTCCCGTTGGAGTTACTCTTGCTTTAGCATCTGTTGTAACTGTTCCAACAGAACCTGTTGCTGAAACTCCCGTTACGCTAACGCTCACTCCAAGGTCAACCGTAACACTTCCAACAGAACCTGTCCCTGCAAGACCAGTAACAGGGACATTTGCTATTCCTGTGACTGTTACAGCGTCTACTACTCCATTTGCCGCAAAGCCAGTAACCGAAACATCGGCTGCGGCGGCTACTGTAACGCTGCCAACTGATCCTGTTCCTGCAAGACCAGTAACAGGGACATTTGCTATTCCGCTAATTGTTGCAGTTCCTACCGCACCAGTCGCGGCAACACCAGTAGGTGTTACATTGGCCTCTCCAACGACTGTAACACTTCCAACGGAGCCAGTCGCTGCTAATCCTGTAACAGAAGCATTTGCTCCCGCAGTAGCTGTCGCAGTACCAACTGAAGCTGTTCCTGCTACGCCAGTAGTTGTGACATTAGCTATTCCTGTAACAGTTGCAGAACCTACCGCACCAGTCGCGGCAATCCCCGTAACGGATATGTTTGCTTCTGCAACTACAGTGACAGAGCCAACTGAAGCTGTGGCTGCTAATCCTGTAACAGGCGTGTTTGCATCTGCGGTTACAGTGACAGAGCCAACTGAACCAGCAGCTTGTGGTAAACCACTTTGTGACCACGGACCCTCGCCCCAACCGAGACGGGACCAGCCGCCAATTGGAACGATGATGTCTGCCATTAGGCTATCCTGATAATCGCGTTACTTGCATCCGCTGTTGGAAATACAACTGTAAAATCACCTGCGGTAGATGTTTTATCACCACCAAAATCTAACACAATAACCGATGGATCACCTGATGCGGTATCATTAAAGATCAACGCGCCACGAGCCGTAACTGTTGCTGTACTAAAGGTTAGGTCCGCAAAATCGGTAAGTGCTGTAGTACCACTTGTTGACGGATCAACACGAGTAAGAGCCTCACCTTTAGCTGTGTACCCAGTTCCAGACACTTCGTTCGAAGAGGTGTACGCTGTTGTTGCCGCCGTAAACGATGCACTATTTGTATATAGCGCAAGATTAAAAGTGCTGCCTCCGCTATTTAAAAAGTTGTGCTTGGCTTCAAGAAGCTCCTTCTTAAAACTCGTGCACATAAAGTTACCTGAAAAGGCCATGTCACATTCTCCTTATAAGTTCCGCAAGGTCGGGATGACCTGCGTCTTTGATTGCATTATATACAGTAGTTCTATCACTTTTAACAGCTTCGCGTAAGTAAAACCCTACTAACTGTACGATACGTTTTCGAAAAGCATGAACCTGCTCTTGTATCGCAGGGTGTGTACTGTCCGAAACCGAAATAATTTTATCTGCACACCGTTCTGCTATTTCTTCTGGCGTAAAACCACGGTTCTGAGTGGTGTGAACCTCTACCTTAAAGTCTTCTGGTAAATCTATATTTAATCCTGGTATCATGTTCGTGGTTTCCTAATCTGACCGTAACGATATTCATCTACAACTTCTTGAGCCTCGCCAAGGTTTTTCAATCGTGTGATTCCCTCTGCATATCGTTGGTTATACATCTGCATCAAGTTAGGATCACCTTTCATATATGTATACGCTTCGATTAACGATGCATACAATAAAGTAATCTCAGCATTTTCTGACAACCAACTTGTTCCACTACCCGCACCTGCGGTTAAAGATGCAGGTCGATATAAATACTGAAGTTCTACCACATACGCGGCATCGGGAGTTGGACCGACAATAAAATTGCCAACATCAAATTGTGCATAATACTTGGGCTGTCCTGTGGTAGTTGCATCAGGGGTATATGTTTGCACAAAGTCCAAATCTTTAAACAACAAAAACTCTTTGGCCCCACTTACCTCAATGCTTAAAGAAAAGGGTGCAAGAATACGTTCTTCTGCTAGACGAATAAACAAAGGTAGGTTGTTTACGAAAGTTGTTTCGTCATTCTCTGTATAATCTTGAATAGATTGTTTTAGTTCGTCATATGTAAAGCTCATGTCATCACACTATCGTTATGTTTCCTACCATAGCACTATGATTGGTGCATTGATATACTAGAGATGTATCACTTGGTTCATGCGGCACAATAAACTGTGTCAACCCTGAAGTTGAATTGAAGTTGTCTGTAACCCCTGTGGTAAAAGCAGATCCACCATTGGATGTTCTAATCTGCAAGGGATGACTTCCTACATTTGCCGTGTTGTCTATTAGGTATGTGTGACCCTTGTAAAAAGTAAAATTTGGGTTATTACCCGCAGTAGCCCCAGGACCAGTAAAAGTATACGCAGACGACCCACTTGTTCCCGCTGTATACTTTGTAACAGGACCAGTTGTTTCATCATTCACTCGAATCCACGCTCCACCA